GCCCGCCCAAATCTATTTGAGGTAAGTATGCCGTTTCCTGCGTTCTCAATACCAGGAAACGCACAAACAAAAATGACGTTCATGTGTAAGACAGCACAACTTCCAGGTTCAACTCTGGGTGTTGTACCTGTACAATACTTTGGCCGTGAATTAAAGTTTGTGGGTAATCGTACTTTTGCTGATTGGACAGTAACAATCATCAACGATGAAGACTTTATTGTTCGCAATGCATTTGAACGTTGGATGAATGGCATCAATAGCCACAATCTAAACGTTCGCAATCCAGTTGCAACTACACCATTAGGCTACACACAAGATGGTGAAGTTACGCAATTTGGTAAAGCGGGTAATACTATCAAAAAATATAAATTTGTAGGAATGTTCCCTTCTGACATCACTCCAATTGATGTTGATTGGGGTTCAAATGATACGATTGAAGAGTTTTCTGTAACGCTAACCTACCAGTGGTGGGAAGCAGTTGCAGACGGTGTGGTCTAAGAGTAGGGCATTTGCCCTACTTTTTAATATAGGATGATTTTTAATGGCAATTAAACTTTTCGGCTTTACAATAGGCTCGAAGGATGTCGTCAAGGCTGAAAAGCCTGAGCAGGCATCCTTTGCGCTGCCTTCCGCAACCGTAGATGATGGTGCGGTTACCGTTACGCAAAATGCGTATTACGGTACATATGTTGATCTTGAAGGTTCTGTTCGCAACGAAATAGAACTTATCACACGATATCGTGAGATGTCAAATCACCCAGAATGTCAAATGGCAATTGATGAAATCGTCAATGAAGCCATCACACATGATGATCAGGGTAAAGTAGTTGACATCGTGCTTGACAATCTAAAACAACCTGAAACAATCAAAAAGAAAATTATTGAAGAGTTCAACAATGTATTGAAGATGTTGAACTTTAGTAATTTGGCCGATGATGTTTTCAAACGTTGGTATATTGATGGCCGTGTTTTTTATCATATCGTAGTCAACGATAAGAATCCTAAAGAAGGTATTCAAGAACTTAGATACATTGATCCACGCAAGATTCGTAAAGTGCGTGAGATTAAGAAAGACCGTGATCCAAAAACAGGAGCAATGGTTGTTGTATCGGTTGCTGAATACTATGTCTACAATGATCGTGGTACCACGACACAGACATTTACATCAAACGTAGGTCAAGGTATTCGTATTGCACCAGATGCTATCATCAATGTGAATTCTGGTTTGATGGATGCTAAGAATACATTTGTTATTTCATATCTACACAAAGCAATCAAGCCACTCAATCAGTTGCGTATGATTGAAGATGCGATTGTTATCTACCGTATTTCAAGAGCGCCAGAACGCCGTATTTTCTACATTGACGTTGGTAACTTACCACGTGGTAAAGCAGAACAATATCTGCGTGACATCATGATCAAGTACCGTAACAAATTAGTTTACGATGCCAACACAGGTGAAATTCGTGACGAACGTAAGCACATGTCAATGCTTGAAGACTTCTGGCTGCCACGCCGTGAAGGTGGTAAGGGTACAGAGATTACTACATTGCCTGCTGGTCAAAACTTAGGTGAACTAGAAGACGTAAAATATTTTCAAAAGAAACTTTTACAATCTCTAAACGTACCATATTCAAGACTTGAATCACAAGAAGGTGGGTTAGCAGGTCTTGGTCGTTCACAAGAAGTTACCCGTGATGAATTAAAGTTTGCCAAGTTTGTCATTCGTCTGCGTAATAAATTCTCACAAATCTTTGACGAAGCATTGAAAGTACAACTGGTACTCAAAGGTATTTGTACACGTGAAGAGTGGGATAAATTCAAAGAAGACATCTACTACGACTTCCGTAAAGACAATAACTTTACCGAACTGCGTGAAGCAGAGTTGCTACAAAATAGATTGCAAATGGTAAGTCAAGTTGATCCATTTGTTGGTCGTTACTTCTCTAACAATTATGTGATGAATAAGATTCTCATGATGACGGATGAAGAAATTGAAGCAATGCAGGAAGAGATTCAAAAAGAAAAAGACACATTGCCTGATGACATGCAAGGTCCTGTTTTAGGTGGACCACCACAAGGTGCTGAACCACAAGCAGAGCCAGAAGATAATACGGTAGAAAATGCCGAAGAAGAAGAGTCATTGACACCTGGTTTAGATGATGAAGTAAGTAAATCGGTTGTCAGTATAAATAATAGACGCAGATAAGGAAGGTTATTATGGAATTAAAAGATATTGTCAACAATATTGCCGCTGGTGATAGCGCCGCCGCAAAAGAAGGTATAGAAAATGTTTTATCCGCAAAAGCGTTCGATGCGCTCCAAGGCCGTAAGCAAGAAATGGCTGCAACTTTATTTGGCGGGAAAGAGCAAGGCGACGAAGAAGTTACCGACAGTGAAGAAGCCGTAGAGCAAGAATGAAATCATTACTTGAATTTAAATCTATCGTAGAAGAAGAGAAGCAAGACTACTCTAAGTTTGATGCACTTGTTCGTGCTGGTCTTGCAAACAAAGCACAGTTGGCTCGTATTCACAAAATCTTGGATAAGATGGGTGAAGAACGCCCACAGTTCAACAGTGCTGATCGTGAGATCATGCGTAATCTTTTCAATCGCATGGTAGATTTAGTTTCAAGTAAACAGATTTACGGTAAAGCAAGACAAGCAGTTCGTGAGGAAGTGGAACTTGAAGAAGCACGTATGGATACACCATTGGTACCAGACCCTCCAGTGGTTTTGGTAATCAAACGTAAAGCGGTAAGATTGTATCCAGACGGCACACGTATTGCTCTGTATTGGAGTGATAAAATAAAAAGAGCATTTAGCATTCCTTATGGTCCAATGGTTGATGCTCCAGTTCAAGCAGAAGAATACATTAAAGAACTAGTAGAAGCAGAAGAATTGATGCTGAATGATGGCAATACAATTTCTCTAAACGAAGAAACAAAACAACAAATCATAAACACATACGGTCAGTTAGAAGAAGATAGTAAAGAAATCTTTTGGCAACAACTAACTGAATCTGTAGCAACATTCGGAAAACTATATGAGTTTTGTAGAACTAATTCTGCAAAATAGATTAGACGAAGCCAAAGAGTTAATCTTTGAACGTCTGAACGACATTGCTTCTGTTCGTATGGAAGAAGCAAAGCCATATGTCGTTGATGCAATGTTTGAAGAGATTGAAGTTGACGAAGAAGTGTTAGAGGAAGCGGCTAAGAAACGCAATCCAAACATTCAAAAGATGGGTCGTATTACAAAGGTACGCCGCCGCATTCGTCGCAATAAAAAAGGTAGAATTGTTGTACAGAGAAATGTACGCAAATCAGGAATAAAAGGTTACCGTATTTCTGGTAATACAATAAAGCGCATACCTGCAACAGTAAGATTACGCAAAGCACGTTTGTTAAAACGTTCTTGGAAAACAACAAGAAAAAGTAAACTAAGACGCACGTTGATGAAAAGAAAAATGTCAATGCGTCGTCGTCAAGCTATGGGACTAAAATAAAATGCCATTTGAAATTACGAATACTCTAAGAGGTTCATCAATTGTACGAGCAGTGGATCCTGGTACATACACGATCACTCTCAATAATTTAAGAGCAAATGCTACAACCGAAACTGTTACCGCCGCCGACATTAAACATGTTTTGTGGTCAACAAATGGTAACATCCGTATCACACGAAATGGTATACCTTTGTTAGCACTCCAAAATGGTGGTGACATGGATTTTGATTCTTATGGATATTCGGTCGCAAACAATAACACTCAAAGCATTGTAATTGAAATCAATACTGGCGGCACAATTATTTTACACTTGGCCAAGTATGCAACATACAATGTTGATCCATATACAGGAGTATCAATCTAATGAAACTTATTAAAGAACATATTGAGAATGTAAGATATCTTACCGAAAAAACAGAAGACGGTAAAAAGAATCTTTACATTGAAGGTATATTTTTGGTTGGCGATGCAGTCAACCGTAACAATCGTATGTACAAAATGGACACACTTCGCAATGAAGTTGAACGATATACCGAAGAGTATATCAACACAAATCGTGCGCTTGGTGAACTGGGACATCCAGATACACCATCACTGAATCTAGAACGTGTGTCACACAAGATTACAAGTTTGGTAGAGAATGGTAATACATTTGTCGGTAAAGCACTCATCATGGAAACACCATATGGTTTGATCGCCAAGAATCTCATTGAGTCTGGTGTCGGTCTTGGTGTTTCATCACGTGCTTTGGGTTCTGTCGTAATGACAAAAGAAGGTTATAATCTAGTACAAGATGACCTGCGCCTTGCAACTGCTGCTGATATCGTTGCTGACCCTTCTGCTCCCGGTGCTTTTGTTCAGGGCATCATGGAAAACAAAGAATGGATGTTCGTAGAGGGTAAGTTTGTCGAGTCACATATTGACTATGCTAAACAGCAAATTCGTAAAGCATCACGCAGAGATGTTGAATCTGTCGGATTACAACTCTTCGAAAACTTCCTACGAAAACTTTAAAATTTATAAATAAGAAATCATAAGGAGATATTCAATGGCAACAAACAAACTCATGGAAGCAGCGGCAGAAATTCTTGCAGGAAGCAAAAGCAAAGGTAGTGCTAAGAGTGCAACAGCACCTACAACTAAGCCTTCTGCTGCATCAAGCGATGTTCAACTTGGCGACAAGAACATGAAAGCGGGTACAGGTACAGCAATGATGCCTGAACAAACCAACGAAGAAGAAGAACTGATTGATGACGAATCAGCAATCGCAGAAATGAAAGCACAAATGAAAGAAGATGTTGCTTCATTGTTTGCTGACGATTCAAACATTTCAGAAGACTTCAAAGTAAAGGCTGCTACAATCTTTGAAGCACGTGTATTTGACCGTGTTGCACAGATTCAAGAACAAATGGAAGCAGAATATGCTGGCATGTTAGCCGAGGCTCTTGAAGAAATCAAATCTGAACTTACAGAAAAGGTAGATGATTACCTAAACTACGTAGTAGAGCAGTGGATGCAAGAGAACGAAATCGCTATTGAAAGCGGTCTGCGTTCCGAAATCACTGAAGACTTTATTGCTGGTTTGCGTAATCTGTTTGCCGAAAACTACATCAACGTTCCAGAAGATAAAGTCGAACTGGTAGATGAACTTGCATCTAAAGTCGAAGAACTGGAA